AAAGATGGCTAAAGGTTACCCGATTTCAAAGCCTGACTATTCGCTAGAAATTAGATACCGACTAAGGGACGGCCAATGGTCCCCTGGGTCAAATAAAGGGAAAGGAAAATTTGAAAGCATAGAACTGGTCCAGCGACAGATAAGAACTTTGGCAGCCGCTTACCAAGGACGAGAGAAGGAAGTTAGATTTGAATGGAACGGAAAGCTTTGCAGCTTTACAGGTGAGCCGACTGGTCAGACAATAATTTTAATGTAGTTATTTTGGGTTTGTTGATGTTTAAAAGGCTTGAGTTTTGCTCAAGCTTTTTTTTAAAATTTACTAAATATGAAAATTAACGAAAAAGGTTTTTGGGAGACAACAGACCAAACAGGACATATTCACGACATAAGCATTTCCAGTGCTTTATGCCAGTACTTAGCCGATAAGCAAGCCACAACAGTTGTCGACTTTGGATGTGGACTTGGTGACTATGCAAAAGCTTTTAAAGCAAATGGTCACAAGGTCGAGGCTTACGATGGCAACCCAAATACAGAAATTATAAGCGGTGGAATTGGCAAAGTGCTGGACCTTTCCAAGCCATTTTATTTAGGCAAAAAATTTGACGTTGTTTTGTCGCTGGAAGTTGGTGAGCATATTCCAAAAGAATTTGAGCAGCAATTTATTGACAACATTACAAAGCACGCTAAAAAGCATTTGATTATAAGCTGGGCAATCGTAGGCCAAGGTGGAGACGGACACGTCAATTGTGCAAATAACGACTATATTATTGCGCAAATTGTAGACCGAGGATTTAAACACAACGCAAAGGACAGTCAAACAATTAGGATCGCGGCAACAAATGCCTTTTGGTTTGGCAACACGATAATGGTATTTGATAAAGTCTAAGTTTGCTTAGGCTTTTTTTTATCTTTACTTGAATAAACAAATTTTTGCAAGATGAGCAACGGACACGGAGGAGCAAGACTAGGAGGAGGCCGAAAGCCAAAAGCCGATGAGATTAAAATCATTGAGCAAATGGACGCTATTGCGGTACCTGAGGACGCTTGGCGTGCGCTTTGGGAGAAATGCCAAGACGGCGACATACAAGCCATTAAGTGCTGGCTAAATTACCGCTTTGGTATGCCTAAGCAAGTGGTCGACGTTACAACTTTAGGAGAAAAGGTAACACCACCGATTGAATGGATAAAATCCAAATAATTGACAAATACGAGCCTTTATTTTTAGAGGTACCTAAAACGCGTTATTACCTTATAACTGGCGGTCGTGGCTCAGGAAAGTCTTGGACGCTTTCCATGTTCCTGTTAAACCTGACTTACCAAGATGGCCACGTTATTCTATTTACGCGCTGGACGCTGACCTCTGCCTTTATTTCAATCATTCCTGAATTTATCGATAAGATTGAGTTAATGAATAAGTCAGACGACTTTGAAATAACCCAATCGGAAATTATAAACAAGGCGACAGGATCTAAAATTCTATTTCGAGGCATTAAGACCAGCCAAGGGACGGCAACGGCAAATTTGAAGTCGATTGCTGGCGTTACTACTTGGGTAATGGATGAGGCTGAGGAGCTTGTTGATGAGGATATTTTTGACCGAATCGACTTATCTGTGCGTGCAGTAGAAAAACCAAACAGAGTTTTGCTTGTAATGAATCCAGCAACCAAAGAGCATTGGGTTTATAAGCGTTTTTTCGAGGATTACATGGTAAATTCAGGCTTTACAGGCACAAAAAATGATTGTACGTACATTCACACCACCTATTTAGACAATATTGACAACCTAAACACAACGGTTGTGGCTCGATTTGAGGCAATGAGGCAACGTAACCCGACTAAATTTAACCATATTGTAATGGGTAACTGGATGGATAAGGCCGAAGGAGCCATTTTTGAGAACTGGAAAATTGCAGATTTTGATACTTCTTTGCCTTTTGGCTTTGGCATGGACTTTGGTTTTAGCGTGGACCCAACTACCTTGATAAAAGTTGCAGTTGATGAGGACAAAGGATTAATTTATTGTCAAGAATGTTTTGCAGAAACTGGCCTAACAACCACCGACATAGCTAAAAAGATTGGTAAATACTGCCAACCAAACGACATGATTGTTGCCGACTCAGCAGAGCCACGACTAATTAATGAAATTTACAATTTTGGCTTTAATATTATCCCATGTACCAAAGGTCCTGACTCAATTAGGTATGGAATAAAGAAAATGCAAGACTACCAAATTGTAGTATCGCAAGAATCCAAGACAATTATCAAAGAGTTAAACAATTACGTTTGGAATGACAAGCGTTCTGACACGCCAGTAGACGATTTTAATCACACAATTGACGCTATTCGTTACGCATTTGATAAGTTGTCTGTTTCTAAATTTTGGCACGTTTAGGATATTGAATCATTTTTTTATTTTATTACCCTATTTTTACAAAAAAAGAAAACGGAATGAATTACGTAGATAGAATAAAAGCCGCGCTAGGTTTTAATCAAAAAGATTCCACATACTTAAACGCGGTTTTCCCTTACTTGGGTAACAATGTTATTTGGACCGCACCAACCACGCAAAATTTTATCGAAAAAGGTCTATATCTTAACTCAGACCTTTACTCCATTATCAACTTAATCATTAACAAAGTTAGCACTGCGCCGATTGTTGTTTATGAGGTTAAGGATCAAAAGGCTTTGAATTACTACAAATCTATGAGCCGAAACTTTGAGAACTCGGGCGCTAAATTTCAAGCCGAGAGACTCAAGACAAAAGCATTGGAGGAGGTCCACATTCCTGAACTTGAAAAGCTATTTAAAAAGCCAAACGAGTTTCAAACTTGGGATAACCTTTTAAAAGAAATTGCTGCATTCCGTCTTATTACTGGCAACGCTTACATTTACGGCGCTAGACGTGGCGAACAAACAAACGCTCCAATCATTGCCTTGTATTCTTTGCCTGCGCAGTATATGGAGATTATTTCAGGCGGTCTAAACCAGCCGATTAAAGAATACAGATTGACCTACAATGGCTACGACAGAATTGACGCTGCAAATGTGGGCCACCTAAAAAATATAAATCTTAGCTACCAAGCTGGTACCGCTAATCACCTTTACGGCGCCTCACCTTTGCGTTCAGCAGTTCGCGACCTTACCACGTCAAACGACGGTAAGCAGGCTCTTTTGTCTATGCTTCAAAACATGGGCGCAAGAGGTATCTTAACTGGAGACGGAACGGTTAACATTACCCGAGAGCAAGCGCAAGGATTAAAGGAGGATTACGCGCACAATTACCAAGGCGCAACCAAAGCTGGCGACGTTATCATTACTCCAGCCAAACTTTCTTGGGTTCAAATGGGAATGAATGCGGTGGATATGTCAATACTTGACACCCAAAAAGTAATTTTACGCTCATTGTGCCGAGTTTATGGCGTTGATGCAAAGCTTCTTGGCGATACTGAGGCAAGCACGTTTAACAATACTGAAACTGCTTATAAGGCCCTAATAAATAACGTAGTTCGTCCTTTGCATATTGAAATCCGAGACGTGCTTAACAACTGGCTTTTGCCTTCTTATGGCAACAAAAATCTTTTCTTGGATTTTGATTACATGGCTTATCCTGAAATGCAGGACGACATGGACAAGCTTGTTAATCAATTGTCACAGGCTTGGTGGCTAACTCCAAACGAAAAGCGAGCGGCCATGAATTATGGCGAATATGAAAATATTTTGATGGAGCAGCCATTTATTCCGCAGGGATTAATGACTTTGGCTGAGTTCTCAGCGCAACCAGTTGACGACCTAGAAAATTTGGGAGACTATGCCCAAACCAACTAAAAAGGACCTTGCGCTTGCAAAGCAATTAGACGCATTGCAGAGACGTTACGAGCAGCGATACGAGAAGCAAATTTATACGGCTTTAAAAAAGCAAATGCAACCGTATTTGGATGCTATTAAACAGGCGGACGCAAATATTAACCGATTTGATTTAATAACTCCTGCGCCTTTGGCCGACGTATTGGAAAACCTTTATGTTACTGCTGGCACTGCTTATGCCGACGCAATGTATAGCGCAATCCAGCCACCAACCAAAACAACCAAGGAAGCCTTGCGAGCAGGCTGGCGCGACTTTATGCGTTTGTTTGCAATTAGAAACTTGCCGCAAACTTTAATACAAATCAACGAGACCAGCCAAAAGATAATCCGAAATATTGTTTTAGGTGGATTAAGTGAGGGCCTTGGTACGCTTCAAATTGCAAGCATAATTCAAGAAACAATTACGACTGTATTTACCAACCGAGCCAAACTAATTGCTAGGACAGAAATGGCAATAGCTACCAATAACGCAGCAATGCAGTCGGCAGCAACCTCGGATTTTATGTATGAAAAGAAATGGATTCCAGCTACGGATAACAAAACAAGACCTGACCACGCTGCCATGCTTAATAAGCCTTGGATTCCATTCGACGAAAACTTTATTGTAGGCGGTGACGAAATGAGGCAACCAGCAGACGGAACGCAAGGCGCTGGAGCAGACCAAATTTGTAATTGCCGATGCAAAGTTGTTTTTAGAATCATGCGAGACGTTGACGGCTTACCAATTAGAAAATGATTGCTTACGTTATTAATCTTGACCATCGAAAGGATAAATGGCGGTCGTCAATGAATGAGTTGGCGCCGCATTTTAACCTTGAGCGAGTAAGCGCAATTAAACACGACTGGGGTTGGCTAGGACTTGCCAAAACATTTAAGCAGATATTTACTGAAGCAACTGGAGACGTTTTAATATTTGAGGACGACGCAACTTACCGAGGTTGGTCGACTAATTTAGACGAGGCAATTCAAGACCTGCCAGCTGACTGGGATATGCTTATGCTTGGAGCCAATATAAAAGATTTAAGACTTGATAGAATAAGCAAGAACTTGGTACGCACTTACGGATCGTGGACTACGCACGCAATTCTTTACTCTCACCGCTTTGCAAAGGAAATGGCAGAACTAGACTTGGACATACCAATTGACGAATATTTCAGGACAAAAGTGCATCCTAAAGGCAATTCCTATATTTGCGTTCCGTTCCTATCTTTTCAGCGACCAAGTGAAAGCGACATTGAAGGAGGTTATAAAAACTATACAAGCCTATTTGAGGACAGTGAGGCAAAAGCTTTGCATTTTGTCAATCAATAAATTTATTGGTTTGCATTTTTTTTTAACCCTTTTATTTTTACAAAAAAAGAGACCATGATTTACAAGAATATAAGCCAAGGAATTATTGAGGACGTTGACGACGTTAAAGGACTAGTAACTGGTTACTTTTCTGCGTTTAACAATATTGATTCCGATGGCGACGTAATTGTCTCAGGTGCTTACAAGAAAAGCGTTGCAGAGAATGGACCAATGGGACGCAATCGAATTATGCACCTGCTCCAGCATAATCCTTTGATGCCATTGGCAAAGCCGATGGAGTTAATGGAGGACGCAAAAGGCTTGCGCTTTACCTCTAAAATTACCGAGACCAGCTACGGCAAGGATGTAATAAAGCTTTATGCTGAGG